TGCTTGCCTTTCTGTGTCTTCGTGGCTGCGTTCAGAGCCTCAGTCAAAAGCTTTTGGTAAGGCAGAACACAATTGAAGGTTGCTTCTAGGTCCAGTTCGCTGTCATTGAAGTCGATTGTTACTTCGTTTGCTCGCTGGACATCAAAAATGGATGGCATAAATAAATTACTTATAAATTAGTGAGAAAGCAGCCGCGTCTGTAGCAGAAGAGCCTTGGGTCAAGGCAAAGTCCACTGAAGCAGCTGCGGCTCCATCCTGCTCTGTTCCGCTAATCGAAACGCGAGCGGAAGGAATGATGATTTGCACGATACTGCCTGCGGTGTCGCCTACTTGAACGCCAATTGCAATTTGCTCCAGCCTTGCGAACTGCTCAAATCGGTAGGCTTGTGCTGGTCGCATGACGAAATCAAAAGAACCCGTGACGGTGATGTCATTGCTGACATATGCCGCGGCTGGATACTTGTCTCCGGTCATTTCTGCCAAGCCTGGGTCTCCAAGATTCTTAGAAACGCTCATTGAGAAGCCAGTGGCTAGAAACTCATTAGCTGAAGCAATCAAGCTTCCGGCTGCGGTGTTTTGTGCTGCCAAGTAAACTTGAGCGGCTGAAGTGGCGATTGGCTCGTAAGTCGAAAGCGTAGCGGCTGGCAGGTGAGGCACTAAGTAGTCAGTCGCGGATACTGTGAAACTGTCACCACTGGCAGCCTGAACTCCAACCGTTGCGGCTGTTGTCGAAGGTGAGCTGATGGTTGCAGCACCTCCGGTGTTCACCTGTGAATCTGAACTGTCGTAAATGTCCACCAGTTGTCCAGCGAAGAAATAATCGGCTGCGACTGCGTTTGTTGCAGGGTCAAGCGTCACCGTTGCGGCTCCCGAATCATTAACAGAAACGTCTGTGCCTGTCGCGTTGACAGGTCCAGAGTAGCGGATTCGAGAGGCTCGGCAGTTTGCGGACATTGTGAAAACACCATCTCGCGTAATGTCTACGCTGAAGCCTTCGATAACGGTCCCGTTGCTCACATAGAGTTTGTAAGTGTCTACCAGTTGCGCCACTTGGAAAGTATTCGAGACTCGGCTGAAACTGTAAGTGTTTGATACTCCAGCAGAAGTTGTCAGTGTCCCAAACACCTTTTGCAGCAAAGTATCTTCTGCTGGTGCAGTTCCGGCTGTTCCAGAAGGTTTCACCAAAAAAGGAATGTCAAAAGTCGCTCTTTCGGCATAATTCACAAAACTTCTGTTCTGAAGAAGTCTTGTGCCAACCTCGGAAATGTCGCTGGTGTTGAACGTCTGGCTGAGTGCCAAAGGTTCGGTTGTGGTAAAGCCATCACCAGCAGAAACAGCAACATAACTGCCAGCAGTGGATTCAGTGGTGATGTACGGTTGAGAACTTCTTAACCGTAAGTAACGATCTGGAATCGCCATTTTGTCTCCTTATTATTCGACATCGTTTTCAGTTGTACGGTAAAGCACTTCATACCGTAATGTGGCTATGAAAAACTCACTTTCGGCAGACGCTTGCCTTATCTGCGTGTCAGTGATTCGGGAATCTATCGCTAACCCGTTCAGCGTTTGGTCGTTCGCCATTGCTTCCTCAACTTCAACCGTGATTGTGTCCAGTGTGCTTTCTGCGCTGTTGCCTTTCGCAACTGCTTCAATCACCAAGTCGAGGTTTCGCTGTTGCCTGTTTTGAATGCCAATCTCTAAGCGTTCAATGCTTTCAGAATTTGCGTAAATCAGCAGCCCAGGCAAATCACTGGTTGCGATTGGATAAGTTCTTGAGAGAAAGACATTCGAGCCCGTGGTTGACAATCCGGTCAGAACCGTTTGGATTCTTGCTTTGATTTGCGCTCGTTTGTGCGCCATTTAAACACTCAACATAATCTGAGTCATGCCTGTCCCATCGGGCTGAATCCCTCGAATTGTGTAGCTCACTGCTGAAATGGTCAGAGTGTCGCCATGCGCTAGGCTGGAAACGTCAGCGGTTCTTGCCAGCAGTGTTGGCTCTGAGCTTTCGACTTCGCTTTCATCGACATCAACCGCCAGAAAGTCATTGTCAAAAATCCCTGTGAATGTGCTTGCGTCCGCCTTCGTCACAGTCGTTCCGTAGTCGTTTAGCAATGCGCTTCTATCGGCTGCGGTTTCAACGCTCATTTCTTAGGCTTTCGAGCGGTTTTAGTCGTTCGCGTGGTCACTGGTGGCGCTTCTGCTTCGTCCAAGCCTTTGGCGCGATTCTCATAGACAACCGCTTTGCCCATGCCAATCAGTTGATTTGCTTCTTTTGGGTCAACGCTGATTACTTGTCCCACTCTCACAGGTCCACCGTTTGCCACCGTGCCTCTGATAATCTGAATCTTCATTGGAAAATCCTTTGAAGTCGTTCGTTGTACACAATCACTCTTTCTGGATTCTGCATTAAATCTCTCGCCTCAATCCACTTACCTTGCTGGTCTTCCTGAACTCTTGTTGGTCGTTTGTCTAAATCCCACTGGTGCCAGTATCTGCGCGGCCCAGTGTAGAAATCGACTCCACAAATATGAATTTCTGAATAACCAAAAAAATCTGCTGTCCAAAGTGCCTCTGGTCCCGAAAGCCGTATGAATGGTACAATCCCTCCGTTTATGTCATGAGGTCTTAGATTCTTTGGGTCATGGTGGACTATTGCTGGCGTTTCGTATTCCTTCAGATGTTCCACCATCCTGACATCATGAGCGTAGCACCAAGCCAACTCGCCAAGAAAAAGAAGACCATGATTATTGACACTCGCTAAATCGTAATCTTTAGAACCAATCTGCGCCTTGGCTTGCGCCAAATCGTCAGGCGCAGAAGGTCCACCACAAAGAAGGATACAAGGTCGAGAATTACCCCAACCTTGTAACTCATCTAGCTGATACACTCAGACGGTGACATCCTGCGCGGCTGCGAAGGACTCAGCGTGAGCAACCGCAATGTCGCAATCTTGGTAGAAAAACAAATTGGTTGTTGCAGTTCCGGCTGAAGAATATGGATCTACCAGCACATCAAGTGCGCTAAAGAAACCAATGTACAGATCACTGAAGTTTCCAAACAATAGTGAGTATGGTGAAGAACTTGGTGCTTGAGTGGTCTGAACCACTGGGTAGCCCATCATGCTTTCAGGTGAAGGCATAATCATGCGGCTATCTGTTGAAGCAGCGACTAAGGTCTGCATCAGTTTCCCCACAACTGCTGGATGAGTTACCCAGCGGAGGTTGCCCAATAATGCGTTGTCCTGTGAAACTTCCGTCATAATGTCAACGACATTGCCATACGTCAGATTAGCGTTGCCACTGGTTCCACCAGAGGAAACGTCACCAATTCCGCTTGTTGAGAGGATTCCGGTTGGTTCATTACTTCCGCCACCTTTGATTGCCACGTTGTCAATCTTGGCAGCAAAGATTCGGACCATATTATTGCGAATCAACTGCTCAACACTTGGATCTGATTGAATCATCAACTCGCGTGTCACGCTCACCTTGTTTGCCAAAAGCTTTGGCGTCATCGTGACTTGTCCAAAGTCCGGCTCGCTATTTCCAACTGATCCACCTTCAGCAATGAATGCCGCTGCGGTGCTTGTGCTAATTTTTGGAATCGCAACATTTCCTTGCAGACCATTCAGAACCGTTGCGCCCACTTGCCCAAGGATTGACGTTGAAATCAGTGCATCTATAAACCGATCACCTCTGTAATCTTCCGGCACAATGTTCGCGCCAGCTCCATAAGTTGCACCGGCTGCGGTTGTGACGGTTCTCGTCTGCCAACCAAAATCAGGAACAAAAAAGCCTTTTGGTTGTCGAGATTGTTTTTTTGCGAGTTCTTTGCTGACTTCCAGCTCAAATCCAGCCTTGCTCCAATCCTTCGCATCAGCCGCTCGGATGGCTCTTACCAAACTATAGTTGCGCTTTTCCTTGGGTGTCGCGTCAACTGAAAAGTCCATTGGCTTGGAAGTCTTCTTTTCCAGCAGCATGGCTTGGAATTCAGCCAGTGACTTCTCTTCCTGAAGTGCGCGAAACGCTAGATCATATTCATCGTGCCGCTTGCCCAGCTCAAGAATCTGGCTGGATTGGTTGCGGTACTCTTTCAGTTGGTCTTCTGGTTGCCGTGTGTTTACCGGCTCTTGAACTACTTCTGCGCTCATTGTTTTCTCCTGAATTGCAGAATTGTCATTACCGGAAATTTCCGGCTTGGATCTGCCTACCCCAACAGAGGAGTCAGCAGGAATGGAAACCATGCTCACTTCGAGCGGTTTAAACATATTGACTCTGTAGAGAGGCTTGTCTTTATAGCCGTTCTCGTCTTTCGTCATGCCTTGAATCTGGTATCCAATCGAGACGTTGCCTCTGATTCCGTCAACTACGTCTCTGTAAACTTCTTCCGCCATTGCGTTTTTGCTGAAGCGGACTTGCGCTCTGAGTTTGTCGTTGTCCATATATGCCGTTTCGACCACTCCAATTTGTTGCCTGGCGTCATGGTCCAAAAGCAGTGGCGCTTTGCCTGAAGACATGAATTCCATGTCTACGCTTCCGGCATTGTGTTCGAGAACTTCATAGCCGAATTCACGTTCAACCGGATTTGTTGAACTAATCGACATCATCACTCGACGGTCAGACTCGTCATCCATCATGCGAACGCTTCCGGTTCGGTATTGCGTTTGAACTGGTAAGTCTCGCTTTTCGACTTGTTCAACTTCTCGCTCTTCCGGCTCTTCTGCGACTTGTTCCGCTTTGGCAAACGCCACAATGTACTCGTCTTGCGTTTCTTCAACGTCAATGACATGCCGCTCAGTCATGCTAGTTAAATCCATGTTTCTCTCGCTTTGATTCACGATTTTTTCTGACCAACTTTTTCCAGCATCCCCACCCCACAAAGCCCAAGCTATGCGTCCGTTGCTTGGATAACCTTTTTCGCCTGGTCTGAATCCTTCCGCCTTTTTGTCAACTTCATGGCGAGCAAAAAAGGATTTCATCCGCTTCACGGTTGCCAACGGTAAACTCTTGCCGTTTGAAATGTCTCTGGCTCTGGCGATTCCGACAGACGTTCCGCCTCTGCCAAATTCTTTTCTCCAATCTAGTCCACGGTTTGCCTCGGCAATCATGCCCTCGGTTGGCTTGTAGCTTTCT